TCTCTACACCTCATGGTATGAACCACTTCTATAGGTTGTGGCATGATGCTGAGAAAGCTAAGAATGAATACATCCCAACTGATGTTCATTGGAGTGAAGTACCTGGTAGGGATGAGAAGTGGAAGAAATCTACTATTGCTAATACATCAGAACAACAATTTAAAGTTGAGTTTGAATGTGAATTCTTAGGATCTGTTGATACTCTTATCTCACCTAGTAAGTTAAGAGCATTGGTATATGATGAACCAGAAACTAGAAGTGCTGGATTAGATGTATATGAAGCATCTAAAGAAGATCATGATTATGTAGTAACTGTTGATGTAGCAAGAGGAGTTGGTGGAGATTACTCTGCTTTTGTTGTTATTGATATTACAGAGTTTCCTCATAGGGTAGTAGCAAAGTATAGAAACAATGAAATCAAACCCATGCTATTTCCTAATATTATATGGGAGGTAGCAAAGAGTTATAATGATGGATTTATATTATGTGAGGTAAATGATGTAGGAGATCAGGTTGCTGCTATTATCAACTACGATTTAGAGTATGAGAATTTATTAATGTGCTCTATGAGAGGAAGAGCTGGTCAAATTGTAGGACAAGGATTCTCTGGTAAGAAGACTCAATTAGGAGTCAAGATGTCTAAGACAGTTAAAAAAGTTGGTTCTCTTAACTTAAAAACACTAATAGAAGAAGATAAACTTACATTTAAAGACTATGAAATATTGAGTGAACTAACTACCTTTATTCAAAAACACAATTCATTTGAGGCAGAAGAAGGATGTAATGATGACCTTGCTATGTGTCTTGTCATATATGCATGGTTAGTAGCACAGGATTATTTTAAAGAACTTACTGACCAAGATGTAAGAAAGAGACTATATGAAGAGCAAAAGAATCAGATAGAACAAGACATGTCACCTTTTGGTTTCATAATGGATGGTTTAGAGGATGATACTTTTGTAGATGCAGAAGGAGATACTTGGAGATTAGATAATGGATCTTTAGAACTAGATAGATTAGCTGGAAACCCAAGTGATTTTAATGCTGATGAATATGGAGATAGATCCTTCATGTGGGAATATAGATAATTGGAATTAGATAAGCAGATAAAATTAGGACACCTATTACTTTCTGATAGGAAGTGTAGAGTTTGTGGTGAAGTTAAAAATCTAATAGATGGTTTTTATTTGACAAGGAAGGATAGGGGAACTCTAGCATCTGCTTATTCATATGAATGTAAGATATGTACTATCAGAAGAATTGTGGAAACTAGAAAGAAATTACAACCTCATACAGATTGGAATTATCCAGATTGGTAGTGTTCATGGATTGTTTCCCCAATGAAAACATCCAAAACAATAAATATTTTCAGATAAACTGAGACGAGGCTAGACGACATGGCGACTCCACAATTATCTCCTGGTGTATTAACCAGAGAGGTGGATCTGACTGTAGGGAGAGCAGAAAATGTATTAGATAATATTGGAGCAATCGCTGGTCCTTTTGAAATAGGACCAATTGATGAAGCTACTGATATTACTACAGAAACACAATTAATTAATACATTTGGAAAACCCATTTCAACTGATGCTCAGTATGAGTATTGGATGTCAGCATCTTCATTCCTCTCCTATGGTGGAGTTCTGAAAGTAGTAAGAACTGATGATGACGATCTAGTCAATGCAAATGGTAGCAGAGATCATCAGACTCAGAACACCAGTCTTAAGATCAAAAACTATGATGACTATGTGGCAAACTATGCTGGCGTAGGTCAGACATTTGGTTATGCTGCTAAAACTCCTGGTACTTGGGCAAACAACCTTAAGGTTTGTGTTATTGATAACTTTGCAGACCAGAGACTAGGAATAGGAACAACAACATCTGTTGCAGTTGGACAAGGTGTAACTGTTTCACTTACAGATCAAGTGGTTGCTGGTTCTGGTGATACTTCAAACTTTACTGGATATCTTAAAGGTATTGTTACAGGTATTGGAGAGACAACTGTTGACATAAAAATAACAAATAGAGTTACAACTCTTGGTGTATCCACTGCCATAACTTACGCTGAAGGGGATCAAGCAAGATCTATTCTGGCAGGTAATGATGTTACTTTCGTTAACTCATCTGCTGTAGGAGTTGCTACAATATCTCTAGTTGGAGGCAATTATGCTAAAGACTGGTATGATCAACAAACATTGGGTCTTACTAACTCTACTGTTTATTGGAAGTCTTTATCTCCTAGACCACTTACTTCAAAGTGGGCAGAAGATAGATCATCTAAGAATGATGGTATCCATGTGGTAGTTGTAGATGACCTTGGGGATGTAACAGGTATACAGGGTAATATTTTAGAGAAGAGTTTAAACTTATCTAAAGCAAGTGATGCAGTTTCTTCAGAAAATGCACCTCAGAAGATATACTATAAAGATTATGTAGCACTTTATTCTAAGTATGTTTATGCTGGTGATGATCCTTCTGATGGTTCAGATGGATTTAAAGCTGCATCAGACTTTAGTTCTGGATATACACCTATTACTGCTGCCTCTGGTGGTTGGAATAGAAATGCACAAGGTATTACTTTCAATGTTATTGGAAATGACACCTACACATTAACTGATGGTAAAGATTATTCTGCCACTGGTGGATTTACAGCAACTTTAGGAAATCTAATTACATCCTACAATCTCTTTAAGAATAAGGATGAAATACAAGTAGATTATCTAATTGGTGGTCCAGGTCTTGCTGATAAGGCACAATCACAAGCAAAAGCAAACAGACTAATCTCTATTGCTGGTGCTAGAAAGGATTGTATGGCAACAATTTCACCACATAGAACAGACGTTGTAGATGTAACTAACACAGATACTCAGACAGATAACATAATTAAATTCTATAGTTCATTATCATCTTCATCTTATGCAGTATTTGATAGTGGATATAAGTACACCTATGATAGATTCAACAATCAATTTAGATTCATCCCAACTAATGGTGATGTTGCTGGATTGATGGTAAGAACAAGTGTTAATGCATTCCCTTGGTTCTCACCTGCTGGACAGCAGAGAGGAATCTTAAATAATGGTATTAAACT